AAAGATTCGCGGCAATCGCCCCGTGCCCCATTCGGTAGCACACGTTAGTGTGACTTCCTCCGGGGAACGCGACTACTCGACCACCAAAGGTGCTCAAGCGGCAGCGGTAAGAGACGCGCTAGTCAGAATACTGACTCGCGTCCCTGAAGCGGACGAAACGGAGAATACTCCCTTTGGTCCCGCTTATCACAAGAAAGGTGTCCAAATATGGAAAACCCTTTGGCGTGATGAAGATGACCCAATGTACAATAGTACGTTGAGGTATCTTGACCAAATTCTTGAGGGAATCCCAAAAGAAACTGGTCTCCGCTTTGCAGGACTCGATAGAGTCACTGGAAAGCAGATGATGTACGTAGCCTGGAAGGAGCTATCGCCTCTTCCAATCGTAATCCGTGCGGCTGTTGTCCCAGAGATGGGAAACAAGGCACGCATAGTAACGCTAGCACCCTATTGGGTGAACGTACTACAAGCCCCTCTGGCCCACTTATTAGTGGATGCCTTGAGGCTACATCCGAGTGCATTCTCGAGCTTCGCCCGACAGGACCAAGCTTGGGACGCCTGCAGACGTCTGGTGTTCTCGAAGAATATTTCCTTTGAGGACGACCAAGCCGTGCTAAGTAGCGACCTATCGGGCGCTACGAACACGCAACAATTCGAAATAACAAAAGTTATGTTAGAATCGTTTATTCAGGGATACACGGGCTCTATTGAGCTCAGCGCATACGTGAAACTGGTACTGGGGACTATCGGCCCCAGAGCAGTGCTGTTGGATGAATTGACTACTGTCATTTCTACAACAGGGATCATGATGGGTGAGGCTATCGCCAAACCCTCACTGACCCTACTCAATCTATCGATTGAGGAATTGGCCTACCTAGAGTATAATAATGCCCTAGATCGGCTCAATGATGAAAGTCCTGCCCCTCTATCGAGGTGGCGTTTCTTCCACGTAGGCGGCGATGATCACTTAGCAAAGGGACCAAAGCCATACCTAAACCTGATTACAAGTTATCACTTGAAGGCAGGTTCGCGCATTTCCCCTGACAAACACGGTTTATCGAAGATTTGCGTCAAGTACTGCGAGAGGTTAATAAACCTTGAAAACTTGCAGTACTGTTACCTTTACGAAGGAGGGCCGAGAGGCCTCTCATCCTATCGGATGTCAGCTATCGTTGACAGTGTAAAGGTACGTCTTTTAGAGAGGGGTCTATCGACTCGTCTCAAAAAAGATGACAAGAATGTGGCGATTGGTAAATCGTCCATGCTTGTGAAGGTGCTAGAGTGGTTGCCTATCGACAACATACACTACACCTATGATAAAATCGTTTCCATTAGGAATCTATTTATCAATCGTATGGGTCCCTTGCTACCCAGTAGGGTATTACATCCAAGGGCATACGCAGCCGTTCACTTACCAAAAATATTTGGGGGATACGGCTTAGGGTTCGACCGCGAGATCTATTGGTCTGCGCGTCTAAGCCCTGAGCCCACACAACATCTTATATTTAAGATGATGATGGGGGCTGACATTAGTGCAGATATTAGAATATTTTCTAAACTGAACACTAATGTGTCCCAAAGGGGCGTCGCTATCGCGAAACTCCGGAGGGATGAGCTCGTAGAGCTAATCGAGAAATATCCCGAGCACTACGGAGCTTTAGACTGGGATGCCGTCGAACTAAAGTTCAAGGGCCCTGGTCTAAGTAATCGCGAAACGCTCTATCGAGCGAAAAGGGCAGGAATCCTGTCCGTTCGGGATTACGCAGAGTGGACTGTAAGAGGAGACCTCTTCCAGAACCTACTCTTAGGCGTTGACAAATTGAATATTTTCAATTCAACGCCTTACACTCGGACATATCAAAAGATATGGGATGAGTGTGAGGATACCGGTCTGTTTAATTATAAACTAGACTGGGAGTCCTTCACGAACGATGATATCATAATAATGATGAACAAGTTCGTTCCACAGACCTTCATTGATATTAATCAAGAGGTGCGAGTGGATATCGGATTCCAGGGCGACGATAGTCGTCCTGAAGAATACGAGTTCGTGACAGGTCCTATTAAGGACATGTTCACGAAAGGCTACCCCGACCTATTGGTCGGTAAAACCTTCATTGGTTGTGACAGTTTCTAACTATCGTTAGAGGCCGTTGCATCCCGTAGGTAGCTTGCTACTATTGTAGCAGTTACGGCGTGACTATCTTACCAACGTAAGTTCC